CATATACTGGTGAATAGTTGCTCCACCTTACACCTTGCTCTACCCAGTTGTTTACTGCAAGTTGTCCATCAATGTACATTCTAAAACCATCGTCTGTGTAGCCTGCAAAATATGTTGATGTCCAATGATCTGGAACTGTTATTTGTCCACTAAAATTAACTATAAAGTTTTCATATCTATTCCCACATACTGGAAGCTGCATATGATTTGAGTTCCATGTGCCAGTACATATTACAGATCCAGTAATTGCCTGGTTTCCATTTCTTAAAAGATTATAAACAGTATAGGCCAAACCTTCTCCTCCAGCAGACTGCATGTTAGACTGTGCTGTTTGAAGATTTATGTTGGCTATGGACAATGCTTCTTGAGCATCATCTTTGTGTGTTAAGGCTAAAGCAACTGTGGCTGTTTGTCCATCTACTGAGGACTGGGCTGAAGAAAGGTTTGATATTTTTGTATTGAGGGTTGATAGGGATTCTGCTTCTGTATCTACCGCTTGGACATATGTTTCTTCTGCTGAAATTTTGTTGTCCCTGGAAATTACGGCAGCGTCATACTTATCTTGTGCCACGCCAATAAGTGAGACTAATTCAGCACTATCATTAAGGTCTGAGACCTTCTCATTAAGGGCTTCTATCCTCTGTGCACCTACTGTTATAGGGTCGTCAGAATTAGCCTCTGTAGGGGCTATCAAAAGCCAAGCAAAGGCAAGGGTAGAAACTGTAAATATACGCAAGAGTTTTTTCAAAATGGTGGACTCTCCTCTTGCCTATTATATCAAATTATTCAATTAGACATGCAGACAAAAAGAAAGGGAGCCAGTTTCCTGACTCCCAAACTTTAAGTTTTGGTTACTTAACTAGAGTAACTCGTGCCTTCGGATTCTTTGCATTCCATTGGCGAGCCAACTTATTGAAAGCATCCTTAAGTGACTTAATTGCTGCTGCATTATCTGCAGTCAATTTAGCAATCTGTGCATCCTTAGCAAGAAGAGCAGCATCTGATGCTACCTTAGCATCTGCTAGTGCCTTTGCTGAAGCAGCCTTCTCTGCTGCGAGTGCAGCATCAGCAGCAGCCTTAGCAGCAACTGCATCTGCAGCAGCCTTTAGAACTGCAGCATCTGAAACAGCCTTAGCAGCAAGTGCTGCATCCTTTGCAGCCTTTTCAGCAGCAAGTTCTGATACTAGATCACGAACTGCAATCTCTGCAAATGGTGCAAGTGTACGAGCAGTTAGACCAACTACATCTGCAGCAGTTGTTGACACTGGACTTGTTACTGTTGGCGCAAACATAATTAGTGAGCGTGTACCAGTAGTTGGAAGTGTTGCAGTAAACTTTGCAACTCCAAAGTCTGTTAGTGTAGCACCAGTTGTTACTGTTGCTGTGTCAACTGTTGCTGTAGCAGCAAATACAGTTGCAGCAATTGAGGCACCAGAAATCTTGTTTCCAAATACGTCTGTTGCTGTAACTAGGATGTCTTGCTTTGTACCAGCAGCACCTGAAGCAGGTGCAGAAACTGATAGGTTATTGATTAGACCAGCAGTACCTTGTACGTAGTATGTAACTGTAACTGGACCATTTGTAATTACAACTGTTCCAATTGCTGTTGTCTTTGTGTAAACAAAAAATGTTGCAGTTGTTCCTGTGCCAGTTGCAACTGTCAAAGATGATGATCCTGACGATGCTCCTACTGGTGCAGCAGTTGAGTGCAATGCTGAAACGATTGTTGCGTTTGTAGCAGTTGCAGTTACGCTTGTTCCAGCAGTAACTGTTGCTACCAATCGAACAACATCTGTGTTGTCAATTGTATTGTCTGCAGGTACTGGACGTACGATTGCAGTTGTTAGTGATGTGCCAACAGTTGCTGGAGCATCATAATCTGCAGGCGATAGCGATGCTTTCCATGTTGTTGCTACAACTGACATAGTGTTAGCATTAGCAGGCGCTGCTACGACTGTTCCCAAAGTCATGGCTGCAGCCACGGCAAGGGCAATCTTCTTAAATGAATTCATTCCTTCTCCTTGTTAGTTTTATCTGATCCTATGACCAGAAAGTTAAATTAAATTAAAACCATCTAAAAAATCCCTAACATCGTCAGGCATTTTCCGATTATCTAATTCTACCATACCATTGTCTTTCTCTGCAAGTCGTGCAGAAGAAGACCAAGTATGGACATCTATCTCAGTATTATTATTCTTTGGTGTGTGTGATATTGCTCCAAATACCGCTCCAGTAACGGCATCTGCTAAGTCTTTAGATTTCTTGCGGGGGTGATCAACACGATTGCCCTTCATAATCTTAAGTTCTGACATTTCTTCTAATAGGATAGGGATTCTTGGAATAGAAACACGCTCTTCATAAATCATCATAGCAAGATCTTCGTAGTGCTTCTTAGCAACAGATACTGTCTCTGTCCTAATTCCAACGGCCTGCAATTCATTCTGAATATCAAATGATTGCCAACGGTCAAATGAAACCATGCCAATATTAAAACCTTGTCTGCGTAGGTTCATGATCCACTGCTTAACTTCAGATAGATTAACAGGGCCTTCTGCTCTTGGCTCCCACCAGGCAACTGCATCCACTACTACAATTGGGGCTACTTGTTCGTAATCTTTAATTACCTGAATATTTACCCACTTATCTACGTGAGCAATTGCTACCGCACACTTATCGTGCTTTTGTGCAAGGTCAGCATGAATATAATATGTCTTGTCTGGATCTGGTACAAAAGTTTCATCAAACCTTCTAAATGAATCTAGTGGGTTTCTAGTGTTCATACACTTCTCAACCTTGTCAATCTGTTTAAAGAAAGCATCAGATGAGTATGTTGGCATACATGCAAAACGCATCATGGCATCACCAAGGTCAGTATAGAATGCTAGTTTAAAGTCTTCTATCTTACGGGTTGGATTTACTTCCCATGTAGGTCTTTTAAATGCATATACCCTTGGAATTTTGTATTGAAGTATGTTATCTTCGTCCCACGAAATTTCAAACTGATTTCCTGGATCTTCGTGTGGCAAGTCTTCGTTCATAATAAATGTATGTCTGCGTTCAATAGTTTCCTTGTCAGCAATAACAGATTCGTATCGTTGAGAAATAAAGTCGCCCTGATAACGTGGAAAAGAAAGCAAAACAACCTTTCCAAGGTCTGGGAAACGAGAGTCTACTGTTCCACGAAATGCTTTGTAGATATTATCAGCAGTTTTTCCTTGTTCATTTCCAGATACAACCTCACTTGCAAAACCAGAAATTTCATCAAGCACTGCCATAAGCAAGTTCAAACCCTCATGAGATTCTCTTTCTGAGTGTCCAGAATAAACAGTAATTGCTTTATCAAACTCAATTGAGTCAGCCTTTGCGTTATACTTTCCAGCAAACCAAGGTGACTTTTCAATCTTTGTTTTAAAACCTTTAAAGAAAACGTTCTTAGCCTGTTGTGCGTTAACAGCAACGTTAATGATATCAATAGCATCTCCTGCAGGCTTACCAAAATAAATTGCTGGGTCTTTAAGGCATAGTAGTTTATACACCACATATGCACAGGCTACTGTTGAAATAAAATCTTTGCCACTACCCTTGCCAAGTTGAAGAATTAACTCATTCTTTGTATACTTACTAAAGTGTTTGGTTCCTTCAACATCTCCCATAATCTCTATCAAATCTTCTTTACGATAGATTTGGCTCATTGCTTCAACAATTTCGTATTGAATATCAGATAAAAGTGGTTGACCAAGATAGTCAGGTGACTGGACAAATGTCTTTACGTCAACTGGGGTTTCAACAAAGTGATTTTCTTTTAATACCTCAAGAAAATCATTGAACATCGTGGACAACTGTAATCACTTCTCCTTCTTTTGCAATAGCAGAAAGCCTCTTCATAATAATATCACGGACCTCTGGATGCTCTGAAGCAATATCTCTTAGGATTCCAACAAGAACCTCTTGTCGTCTTTCAATTTCAATCATTTCTTCTGCAAGTTCTTTGTTCTCAAGAAGCCCAGCCTTTTGTAGCATATCAATTCTTCTTGACTCAATATCTAAAACTAATTTAATTCCAGCAGTCTTTGCTGTAAGGTTTGTTGATAGGCTTGCTTCATCAATAACTTCGTAAGCCTTTGTAATTAATTTTGTATAGTGTGTATCTGCTCCAACTAAAGCCTCTTTAGCACGAGCACGGATTGCATCATTAGCAGATGCCATAACCTTCCACTCGTTGATTAAAGATACAACACGAGTTCTTGGAATGTCTAGTTCTTTAGATATAACAGTTGGATCGTTGCCCTTTAGATATTCGGTAACTACTTGATTAACTTCGTCAAGATGTTGAATAAGTTCTGCCTCACTTGACATACTTTCCCTCTAATCTATTTATTTCATCTTTAATATAAAAAATGGCTTTTTCTAAATCTTGAATAGTTTTTTCTTCATCCTTAAGTCCTGCTCTCCAAAGATACTTAAATGCATTTCCAACATTAAAGTTTCTATGCCTAGTAATTTGAATACATTCAACCCCAGAAGGATCTGATGTGTAATGAATAGGATGGTTTACCTGATCAACAGTAATGTGAAGATTGTCACTCATCATCTTCATCTTCCTCTAGGTTCCAGTCAAAAGATTCTGGAATATTTTTAAGTGCAGATATTGCAGTTGCAAATCCTACTGCAGTTACTAACGATAATACAAACATAACATACTTAATCTTTTTCATCTTTTAGATTTCCTTAATCCAAATTTAGCAAGGTATACGTAGATAGTCTCAACACTGGCTCCGCACTCCTTTGCAATCTCTTCTGGAGTCTTCTTATCCATAAGATACCGCTTACGCATATAGACTTCTGATGTATATAGTTTAGCAGCCATGGAGTTATTTGTCAACCTCAGAGTCTAGAACATCATAATTATAGGCGTTAGAATCCTCAAGAATCCACTTATCGTAACTCTCAACATCCCATTTGTTTGTATTAATGAGTCTTTGTATAACTAGATCCTTCTTTGTTACAAATGATGGCTCTTTTATTCTTACTCTATTGTTTGGCTGTACCGCAAAATTACCGTCATCTCTTTGAATAACATGGCCACACTTATGCTGACCTGGATTTTCAGAGTATCCATCATCTAAAATATTTGTTTCTGGACTATGCCAGTCAAGTGTAAATAAATATGTTCCAGGAACATTTGTTTTGTTTCTGTCAATGTAAGACATTCTCATATTACTTAATGCTTGAAACTTTGTAACTGAAACATGTGGGCTAAAAGAATTCCATAAAACTAGATTATGAATTGGCTCTTCTGGAACTCCAGGCTTTGTACAAAATGCATTGATAGGCATTCTCCACCAGATACCACCATCTTCCATCAT